ACGCTCCAGAAGTACATCGAAGGCCGCAAATGGGGCCGGCTATTCGGCGGCGCACTCGGAATCATCATTCTCAAAGGCCACAATGATCTGGCGCAGCCGCTGGCGCTCGAGGACGTGGACGTGGACAGCTACCGCGGCATGATTGTCGTCGATCGCTGGAGCGGCATGAGCCCCAGTTCCGAGCTCATCAAAGATTTAGACAATCCATCGGAATATGGCCTGCCTGTGTATTACGATGTTTATACTGAAGCCGGCCAGAATCTGCGTGTGCATCATAGCCGCTGCCTACGGTTTGTGGGCCGTGACTTGCCGTTGTTCGAGAAGCAGATCGAAACCTACTGGGGCATGAGCGAGATCGAGTGCATCCTGGATGAGCTGAATCGCTACGACTATGGCATGGCAGCGGTTGCGGACCTGATCTCGCGCGCCAATGTCTTTGCCATGCAGAACCCGATGCTGGCCCAGATGCTTTCAGGCGTGGGCCTCACACAGCAGCAGTTGAATGATTATCTCCAGCGTGTTGCGGCGGTATCGGAAACGATTACCACGAATGGCCTATTAGTGCTCGGCGAGAATGAGGAGCTTTTCACGCATACCTGCTCGTTTTCGGGGCTTTCGGACGTGATGCGGATGCAGATCATGTGCCTCTGCGGGGCCAGCGGATATCCAGTATCGCGTCTATTCGGCGAGACGCAAACGGGTCTGAATTCGAGCAACGAAGGCGATTTGCAGGCGTATTACGATAATGCGGATCAGGAGCGTAACCAGAAGGATCGGCCGCTCATGGATAAGCTGATTCCCATTATCTGCATGAGCACCTGGGGGCGGGTTCCCGATGATCTCGATTACAACTTCTGCCCCATCCGCAGCATGACGGCAAAGGAGAAGGCTGAGCTCGGCAAGACACAATCGGATGGCATTACCGGACTCTTCAATGCTGGAATTATCGGGCGCCAGACGGCACTGCGTGAGTTGCAGACCGCATCCAAGGTGACGGAGCTCGGCACGAACATTACCGACGAGATGATCGAGGAAGCGGATGACGATGTGCAAGTTCCGCTCCAAATCGAGGCCGAGGAAGCGCGCGCCGGCACGGAAGAGTTCACCGAAGGCAAGACAGGCGTGCAATCCCAGAAAGTCAAAGGCGCCAAGGATTCATGGTTTTACCGCGCATGGAAGAAAATGCGGGGATTTAGCTATTCTGATGGTGAGCAGTTCTAAAGTAAGGCGAGAAGATGCCTCCGTTCCACCGTCCACTGCGCATCGAAACCGAATACCGCCGCGCCCTGAATGCGCTGATGCAGTCATGGCTCAAGATTGTTCCACGTGGAACAGACCTGGACGCAATCTTCGCCTTCCTGAATAATGGCGGCGGTGAGCGCGTCATGCAAGCCTCGGACCGGCTTGCGCGTTCAATGGTCACCCAGACGGCAGTCCAGAACGCTAATAGCTGGCGTGAGGCTGCGCGCAAGTCGAGCCAGGGCAAACGCATATTTGACCTGCTGCGCACGGAGATGCAGGGGCCTGTAGGTCTTGTCATGCGCGGACTGGTCGCGCATCATGCCAAGCTGATCCGGTCGATTCCCCAGGATTTGGCGCAGGATGTAGCCTCGCAGATTGCCACGCGCCAGATGCGGGGGGAACGCGCGGAGGTAATAGCAAAGGATATTCGGCAGCGGTTCCCGGAGATCACGCGCTCGAGAATCGCAATGCTCGCGCGAACTGAAGTTGCAAGCGCTGCCACATCGATCAGCGAAGCGCGGGCCAAGAACCTCAATCTGCCTGTATATGAATGGCTTAGCTCTGAAGATTCCCGCGTGCGCCGCTCCCATCGCAAGATGGATCATGTGCTCGTGTTCTGGTCTGATCCGCCCGCTCCGGAGGCTTTAGCAGGCGAGAAATCGCGGCTCGGGCATTACCACGCGGGCCGGGCGCCTAACTGCCGCTGCGATGCGAACGTGATCGTGGACCTGGATCAGGTGGAGTGGCCTGCGCGATTGTATTACCGAGGCTCCATTCAGCGCGTCACCCGCGCAAAATTCCTTAAACTTGCTGCATAATAGCACTTGACATGGGGATACACTTGGGGATACGGTATCCGCATGTACATCCTGTTTGCACCTTCAATCATTGCCTTGCTGTGGATGATGGGAATCTACACCATCAACACCTACACCAACGGGATGCGGGATCGCTGACATGCGTAGAATCGGCGTTCCCGTAGTCATCCGCATCACCGATGACATGCTCGAAGTGGCGCGCAAGCTCGCTGCGGCCAAGAATAAGCCCCTGCGCACGCTGCTGCGCGAAATCATCGAGGATGTGCTGAAAGAGGCGGAGAAATGAAGTGGTTGGCGTGGGCTTTCTTCATCATTCTGGGCGCGGCGGCGGGAGTCTTTCTCATGCTGATGATCTGGTTTATTTCAATGATCTGGCTCGGATGGCCGAACTGATGCCCACGCCGCTGCTGATGCTCTCCGGTGATCCAACGGCCAAATCTGGTCTTGAGCACATCGTTCAGGATTGGCCAGAGCTTCCGATTCCGTTGATGATCCTCTCCGATAGTCCTTGCGCGACATCTGGACTTGGCCGGATCACGCGCGAATTGGCGATGAACATTTACAAATATTTGCCCCATGTGTTCCGCGTGGGCTGCATCGGGCCTGGCGCCGGCCTGCCATTTGAGCCGCCGTTCTTCCATCACCGCATCGACCAGATATCCGATTGGACCGTGCCCGATCTGCCGCTGATCTGGCGGGCATTCGCGCAAGGACAGCATGGAATCTTGCTGGTGATCTGGGACGCATCCCGTCTTCTCTGGCTTTCACATCCTGAGCCCTACTGCCCAAATCCTGAGCTCAAGAAGTTCCTGCTCACAAAGCCATTCGATCTGTGGACCTACAGCGCCATCGATGCCGAAGGACCGAACGGCAAGCTCTCTATTCTGCTGCGTGAGGTATTGCGCGGATTTGACCGCATTCTGGCCTATAGCGAATGGGCAGCGCGCATTGTTGAGCGCACGATCGGCGACGGCAAGATGATTGAATCGCTCCCTCACGGCATCGATCCGAAAATATGGCGCCCGCGCGGACGTGACAAGGCGCGGCGCAAGTTCGGCCGGCTCGTATTCGATACCGATTTCACCATCGAGTCCAATAAGTTCGTGATCGGCATTGTGGCGACAAACCAGGCGCGCAAGGATTACGGAACGGCCATCAAAGCCGCGGCCCAGATTGCCAAGAATCACGACGTGCTGATCTGGATCCATACGGATGTGCTAGAACGCTACTGGTCGATTCCGGCGCTCTTATGCGATTACGGCCTAAATAATCAGGCTGTCGTGACGCATGGCCAGCTCACCGACGAGCAGATGACGTGGGCTTATTCAGCCTGCGATGTGACGTTTGGGATCGGGCTGGCTGAAGGCTACGGCTTTCCAATCTTTGAATCTCTAGCCTGTGGAGTGCCGTGCATCCACGGAAATTGCGGAGGTGCTCCGGAGCACATGCCCAAGGAAATGCTCATTGAGCCTGTCGCATTTCGCACCGAAGGAACGTTCGGTTCCCAGCGCCCGGTATACGAAGCCGATCAATGGGTAGAAGCGGCATTGAGGGTAAAAGGGGTATACGCCTCCCTCCCCAAGCATTTAGAATGGCCTCAATTATGGCCCAGATTTCGAGCATGGCTGGAGGCGGGAATTGCAAAGGAAAAACAAACGCTATCTGTGGTTGGTCAAGAAGATAGAAGAACATCAATCAGATAAGTGCCTTTTATGGCCCTTTCAGGTTGATAAAGATGGCTATGGTCGGGTTCGTCCTGGTGGCAAGAGGATTACTTACGGAGCACATCGAGTTGCGTTTTTATTGGCAAATGGCCATTGGCCAACGCCTTGCGGACTCCACTCTTGCGACACCCCTCGCTGTGTGAACCCGAGGCACATTTGGGAAGGAAGCTCGGCTGACAATAATGCAGACCGAGCGAAGAAAGGCAGAGGATTGATTGGAATAAGACAGCCAGATGCAAAACTAACCGATGAAATCGTGCGTCAAGCACGCATCGAATATATCCCCAGAAAACTTGGATTTCATAGACTTGCCAAGAAATACGGAGTTTCAAAACCGGCCATGATGAGCGCGATCAAAAGAAAGACATGGAGGGATGTTTTATGAGTGATGAAAAATTTATCTCTGAATCCGATTACCGGCTCTACATTCCATATGTCAATCGACCCGACTTACTGCGCAAGGCGCTTGATTCTGTCCAAGAGTTACAGCCACATATCACGATCATTGATAACTCTCCGGACGGATTGCCTCAATCTAATTGGAAGGCCGAGATCATCAGGCCGCAGGTTCCATTGCTTTTCTTCCAAACCATGAATCTCATCCTGTCACATTCACGTGCGCGAGGCTGTAAGTATGCTTTCTTTCTGCACAACGATGGCGAAGTCCACAAAGGCTTCGCTCAGAAAGTTCTACTCATCGCACGGAATGCGATGGATAACTGGGGCATCATCTTCACGCTCTACGATGTATTCGCGTGCTTCAATCTCAAGATCGTGGATGAGATTGGCCTGTGGGACAATAACCTGCCCTGGTATTTTGCAGACATCGACTACTATCGCCGCCTCAAGTTAGCCGGTTTCAAGGTTATCGAAGCAGGTCAGGGAGTGACGCACGCAGCCAGCCAGACGATCAATTCCGATCCGAGATTGAAGTTTCTGAACGGCATAACATTTCCTCTTCATGCTGCTTACTACAAGGCTAAGTGGGGAGGAGAGTCAGATCACGAGACATTTACCGAACCCTTTGATGGAAAGCTGCCGGAATGAATCTAGAAAGATCACTATCGACAGACGGGTGGATGGAAGAATGCGAATTGATCTATCTTGCGTCCGCTGCCAAACGAAGTCTTGTTATAGCTGAACTAGGATCGTGGAAGGGACGATCGACCTTAGCTCTTGCTGAAAACACAGACGGTGTAGTGTTCTGCGTGGATGTGTGGGAGGATAATCCTCTTCGTCCTATGTACACCGGCGTTCGCGGTTCTATCTTTTGGGAGTTTCAAGAGAATACTCATGAAATAACAAATGTCATTCCGCTGGTAACTACCACAGACTTAGCGGCCGCAGCGATGAAAGAAATAGGAGCGAAATTCGATCTTGTATTTATCGATGCGTGTCACGATTTTGATTCGGTCGAACGCGACATTCTCTCCTGGCGTCCACTTCTCCGAGATGAAGGAATTCTGTGTGGTCATGATTTCATTGGCG